GTCCTAAGAAAGGGGGTGGTTACGCCAAGTGCGGGAGAAGTAAAGCAAAAAGTAGCAAGTACCCTAAGTGCGTTCCAAAAGCTAAAGCAGCTCGTATGTCCGCAGCTCAAAAGAAGTCTGCAATAAGTAGAAAAAGAAAAGCAGGTAATCCAGGCGGCAAACCTACTATGGTTAAGACCTTTGTTAAAAAGAAGCGCAAAGCTACTACGAAACGAAGGAAGAGATAAACTATGCCAGCAAAAAGAAAAGCAAAGAAAAAAGATTCAAGATTAAAAAGAGCAGGCGTTGCGGGGTTTAATAAGCCTAAACGAACACCTGGTCATGCAAAAAAATCCCATATTGTAGTAGCCAAAGTAGGTACTAAGATTAAAACAATTCGTTTCGGTCAGCAGGGAGCTTCAACGGCAGGGAAGCCGAAGGCCGGTGAGTCTGCGGCAATGAAAAAGAAAAGGGCGTCATTTAAAGCAAGACACGCCAAGAATATTGCTAAAGGCAAAATGTCAGCAGCATATTGGGCGGATAAAGTAAAATGGTAGACGAAAAAACTGGGTTTCACCCCGCAGATACAAATGGAGACGGAGAAGTTTCCGAAACTGAAAAAGAAATGTACTTAGAATTTAAACGTAAAGAATTAGAAGATAAGGATGCTCAACGAGATGCTATTCGTAAGATGGCATGGTTTTCTTTAGGGGGTTTACTACTTTATCCTTTTGGTATCTTTCTAACATCTTTGTTTGCATTAGACCAAGCGGCAAATTTAATTGCAGATATAGCTCCAACTTACTTTGCCTCAATCGCAGTACTAGTGTCGGCCTTCTTCGCCGCAGATGCAGTAGGGAGTAAGAAATAATGGAAATGTTACTTGATTTAGCAATGACTTTTTGGCAGTGGACAGTATTCGGAGCACTAGTAGTAGTTGGTTTTATCTTTACTAAGTTTGATGGACAAGGAGACTACCGTGTAGGATTTGAGTATTCTGAAATGCCTCACATGAAGCCTCTTCCAATTCAGACTAAAGATAAAGGCTTTTTTAAAGGTATTCTTATGTGGTTAATGGGAGTACGACAGTGGGAAATCTGCGATGACTTTCATTTTAAGATCGGTGGTGAAGAGTACGTAGTTCCTAAAGGTTTTGAGTTTGATGGCGCATCGGTACCAAAGTTTCTAGCTATGTGGCTGTCTCCTACTGGAGTACTGCTTATGGGCGGTCTTGTTCACGATTATGTTTATAAGTTTGCTTGCTTGAAAAAGAAAGATGGAACAAACACAACTCGAATGGATCAAAGTCAGGCAGATAAACTTTTTCGAGACATCTGCATTGAAGTAAACGGATTTAAGTTTTTAAATTATCTTGCTTACTGGGCATTAGCAGCGGCAGGCTTTATGGCTTGGAACGGTCATAAAAAGAGAGGTACTCACGTATGAACTTAGTTAAAAGACTTATTGGAGAGCGCACATCTTGGGATGGTGCAATGCTTATTGGAATCTGCGGATCAGTAATACTTTTCGGCGGTTTAGCAAAAATGATGGCATGGGTTGGTTTAGCCTATGGTATTTGGACACTAGTTAAAAAAGAAGATTAATATGACAGTTGAAGTAAGTCGTAGAGATATACTCTGCGACGAAATAGTTGAATTAGGATCTGAGGCAAAGTTCTTAAAACTTCCAATAGGACCGTACTTAAACCTATTGAACGTCACACCGTTGCCATCGCAAATAGCAATTATAAATGCGATTAACAACCCTAAATACCGTTTTGTCTCTGCTGCCGTCTCTCGTCGGCAAGGCAAAACTTATATTGCCAACATTATTGGACAGCTCGTGTCTTTAGTGCCTGGCTCTAACATCCTTATCATGTCCCCAAACTATTCTTTGTCTCAGATCTCTTTCGATCTACAAAGGAACCTAATTAAACATTTTGACTTAGAGGTTACAAAAGATAATGCAAAAGATAAAGTTATTGAAATCTCAAATGGATCTACAGTACGTATGGGATCAGTTAATCAAGTTGACTCTTGTGTTGGGCGTTCATATGATCTTATTATTTTTGACGAAGCTGCTCTCGCTGATGGAAAAGATGCGTTCAATGTGGCACTCAGACCCACGCTAGATAAAGAAAACTCCAAAGCAATTTTTATTTCCACGCCACGGGGTCGCAACAACTGGTTCTCGGAGTTCTTCTATAGAGGATTTTCAGAAGATTTCCCAGAATGGTGTAGTATACGAGCGACATATCGAGACAATCCTCGAATGTCAGAAACTGATATAGCAGAAGCACGTAAGTCTATGTCAGAAGCCGAGTTTCGGCAAGAATACGAAGCTGACTTTAATACTTATGAAGGTCAGATTTGGAAGTTTGATTTTGAGACACAGGTAAAAGACTTGTCTCAATTAGATACCTCAAAGATGGATGTCTTTGCGGGCTTGGACGTAGGATACAAGGATCCTACAGCGTTGTGTGTAATCGCATACGACTGGGATGAGGAAAAATACTACTTAGTTGATGAGTACTTTAATTCGGAGAGAACTACAGAGCAACATGCTATTGAAATACAAAAACTTATTGATCGTTGGGATATTGATTACATCTATATTGACAGTGCTGCTCAGCAAACAAGGTTCGATCTCGCGCAGAACTATGACATCTCCACCATTAACGCTAAGAAGTCTGTACTGGATGGAATTGGACATGTATCAGGGATTGTTGATAACGACAAACTTTATGTCGATCAAGAATGCAAAGAGTCGCTTAAATGTTTAGATGCTTATCAATGGGATCCTAATCCTAATCTACTAAAGGAAAAACCGAGGCATAATATGGCTTCACACATGGCAGACGGTCTTCGTTACGGACTATACTCATTTCAAACCGCAAACGTATCCTTCTAGCGATACCTGATGAAAAATAGTTATTGACAAGTCACCCTAAAGTCGATATAATTCTTTAGATGAAAATTCAGGAACTAATGGAAAATGCCTAAGTTAAAACGCGACGTTGTAAAGTATGTACGAGACAAGGCTAAGTCCAAGTATGAAAAGGGGAACGCTTGCGAGATTTGCAATGAGACAGAGCAGCTTGACTTTCACCATTTTTACAGTTTAACACCATTACTAAATCAATGGTTGACAAAGAACAGACACAATCCGGAGTATATACAAGCACTTCGGGATGACTTTATAGAAGAGCATCATGCTGAGCTATATGACTACACAGTTACACTGTGTCATACTCACCATTTAAAACTTCACTCAATTTATGGGAAAGACCCTGGACTAGGAACTGCGAAGAAGCAGATGAAGTGGGTCGAGATTCAAAGAGAAAAACATGGCTTGGTATAATAATATTTTTGGAGCAAAACCCGTAGAAGCTGAGGAAAAGCTAAATCCTGCTCAGTATAATATTGGTAGCAATAAAGTAGAATCCTCAAGAGAGCCTGCGTTTAGCTACGAAAGAGCTTATGAAGACTTAGAGATCGTTAATCGCGGCGTAAATATGATCGTTGATGATGTAGCTGAGATTCATACTTTAATATCTAGAGAGGGAGCTTTTCGAGGCGTTGTTCCAGGTGTTAAGGCTTCCAAAGTAGAAGTACTTCTTAATAAGTCACCAAACCCTTATCAAGATATTAATAGCTTTAAACGTAATCTTATTACTGATTTTATTATTGATGGTAACATTTTTCTGTACTTCGACGGAGTACACCTTTACCATCTACCGGCTACAGACGTAAAGATTCATGCAGATAAGCAGACATACATTGAGAAGTTTACAATGTTTGATACTACCTTTAGCCCTGACGAGATTATTCATATCAAAGAAAACTCTTTTCACTCCATTTATCGCGGAGTTCCTCGTTTAAAGCCTGCACTTCGTACTATGGTTCTCATGAAGAATATGAGAGCTTTCCAAGACAACTTCTTTAAGAATGGAGCAGTCCCAGGTTTAGTACTAAAGTCGCCAAATACACTTTCTGAGAAAATCAAAGAACGTATGATGGTTTCTTGGCAAGCACGATACCGTCCAGATGCTGGTGGTCGACGACCTCTCATCTTAGATGGCGGAATCGAAGTAGACTCTATTTCAAATGTAAATTTTAAAGAATTAGATTTTCAAAGTGCAATTTTAGAGAATGAAAAGATTATT